ATGATGTCAGGCAAGATATGACGCTGCTGCTCCAAATACGATTGCTGCATCTGCTGTTGCTTCTGCGCTGCAATCTGCTGCATTCTTTGCTGCTCAGCTTGGACGGCCTGAAGTTGCGCGGTGCGCGCCTCCTGTTCCTTCCGCCACTGGCGTTCTGCCTTCGCTGCCATCACGGGGTCTGTGTCATACAGAGTGTCCCAGTCCGGCTCCTGTTCCGCTGCCTGTTGGATGCGCTCTGCCATTGCCGGCAGTAGTTGCGCATATTCAGCACGCTCACGCTCAATCTCCTGATACTGCGCTTCCATAGCCTTTCGGTTTTCGGCGAGCTCTTGAGTTTTTCGCGTGTAGTCCTTCTGCCGTAGGTGTCCGCTGCGCAGCTCCTCAAGGGTTATCTCTTCGCCATCAACCTCAATGGTCGTGGACAAATCAAGAGATCCATATTGGTCACCGTCATCGTCGCCTTCGTCGTCCAGATCGCTTTCAGACCCCTCAACGGCAGAGTTATCAGCTTGCGCCTCATACTCGTCCTCTTGGCCATTCGGCATTTCGGCTTCTTCCACTTGCGCGGCTTCTGCCTCAAGCGCATCGTCCGTCGTCACGTTATCCTCTTGGGGCGTGAGCATACTTCTGATTGCATTCTGAGCGCTGTACAGGTCAGTCCCTTGCGGGGTGCTGTTGTCTGACATCTCTTTCTTCCTCTATTATGCTACTTTTTCATCTTCATTTCAATAGTAGCGTTATCAACCATGCTGCGCAGCGACTGGCGAACCATGTCAATTCCGCGCAACTTCATGTAAACAGCCTCTCGGCCGTCGGTGTCACTGGGGCCAGTTGCCTTAAACTGCGTCCAGCAATCCGCCTCGGCTTCCTCAAGGAACCGAAGCAAATCTGTGTCAGCGAGCAGGCGCTCCGCCTGCTTGCCGTCTGTGATGATCTGCTGCTTAGTCTTCACGCGTCGCCTCCGTGATTATGTCGGCCTGCGCCTTCATCACTTCGCGGTTGATCGCCATGTCGGCCCGGATCTGGGCGACGTCAAGCTGCGTGCCGTACTTCGCCTTCAGCTCCTCCGCCTTGACGCGGATGTCGGCCTCGAGCTCGTCGCGCTTGCGGTCGTCTTCCATCATCATCTGCTCGCGCTTCAGCTGAAGGTCTGCCGCCTTCTTCTGCATGTCCGCCTGTATCTGCTGGATCTGCACCTGGATCAGCTGCTCGTTGATGTCTGGCTTGTTGTCTGATGGTGGCGGCTGGAACTTCGCAGGATCACTCCAGAACTGCGACGTGTCCTTGAAGCCGGCCAGCGACGTCATCTCCTTGAGCGTGTTGCTCAGCTTGGAGATGTCGGTCAGCGGGTTCTGCGGCCCCATAGTCGACATGGCTTCCTTCTGCATCTCGCCGATCTGGCGCAGCATCATCATCCGCTCAGTGTCAGTCCCGCGGCCCAGGGCTACGTTGACAGAGACATCCATATTCGCGTTCCAGACCCGTGGGTCCATTTCGACGAAGTCGTTGTTCAAGCGGATCATCCGCGCCTTGTCCTGGTGCGTGGTGATGTTGTACAGGACAAGCTCGTACAGGCGCTTAACGCCGGTTTCAGCGAATACCCTGGCAATCATCTCAATGTGCTGCTGTGCGGCGCTCACAGTGGCTGCCACGGCGGTTGCGGTGCTCGACTGTAGGGCGCCGGCGTCTAAACCCATGGACGCCTTGGAGATGCCTGTGCGAGCCTCCTTGACCTCGTCCATGTAGTTCAGGACCGGGAATGCCTGCTGGCCGACAAACGGCACGGTGAGCTGCTGGATCGAGCCCGGAGCGCGCTGACGGACGATTGATCCGACCTCTACATTCATAGCATCGTCCATGTTCACCATGCCTTCGACAACAGCAATTCTCGGGTGAATACTGAGGCTTAGGCTGTCCAGCGAGTTGCGCATGACGACTGACTTGATGCGTTGGATGTCCATCACGGTGTCGGCGACGGACATGCCGAAAAAGTCGTGCGGCTCGGGGTCTGGGCATAGTGTGGCGAAGGGCGCCATGTCGCACGGCTCGTTGTTGAGAATGACGTTGCCATCTCCACCGGTGCAGATCTTGCGCAGCTCGGCGATGCCGTCACCGTCGTAGTCTACGCGGATGTAGTTCTCAACGTATAGAACCTTACGCATCGCCGGGTCTTGGCGCGAATTCATGTCGTTTGATAATGCCGGGTTGCGCGTGTTGCGCTCGACGTTGGTGTCCATGTCGTCGTGGGTCGATGACAGGTTGTAGACCTCGTCGTAATCGTAGCCCATAGCTACAAGCTCCGACACGGTCACGATGCGGCGATGCGCAACGTATTCGGCTTCCTCGACGGATTTAGCCTCGCGGGAGATCAGGAACTCCTCCGGCGGTAGAGCCTCCACCTTCACGCGTCCGTCTGGCCGGGTGTAGGTGACGCGCAGGTCGTGTGACATGGGAGGCATGATGATCTGGCCAGTCGTAGGGTCGATCTGCGGCTCGCCGACCGGCGTGCTCACGGTAATGTCAACCTCGGCGGCTGGGTCAGCCATGAGTGCCGCCAGGGCGGTGTCGTCGATGCCGGTGTACTCGATTGTGTCAAACTCGGTCTTGTCTTCCCAGTAACACTTGAGGATGCCGACCTTGCGCACCAGCGCGTCCATGAATGCGCTGTGCATCTCCAGGAAGCCGCGGTTGTCGCGATTGATGATGAAGTTGGCGTACTCGGTGGCCTGCTTTGCCGCCGGCACGTCCTCCGCGTTTTGCGGGACGTATTCGACGGTGCGGTCGGATCCGTTAAAGATGCGCATGAGGGACGGCATGATCGCCTGTACGGTATCCCGCACGTCCATGCTGACAACTTGGCTGCGGCCCTCTTCCTCGTCGCCAAACGGCTCGCCCCGGTAGTATTGCGTCGCCGTGGCGCGGATCGGGGAGATCCAGTTGTCGATGAAGTCTATAGCGTCGTCGATCTCGTTGCCGACGATGCCTTGCAGCTCCTGATCGTCCATGACGTCCGGGTTCAGTTCAGCCTCGAGCTCGGAGGCCATTTCGTTTATCTCATAGTCCATCTTTTTTCGCCTTCTCAAACTCGCGCGCATCTTGTTGCGCCTTACGCTCCAACTCGTCTTCTAGGTCTGCCAGATTTGCTGTCGGCCTGTGACCCAGGCCACCCGCTATTTTTGCCATTTTTGGTTCTCGATGTACCTTAGAAGTGACTTGGTTTCATCTGGATCTGGCATACCAAGCGGATCGCTAGTCCAAGACGGCATAAGTCCAGACTTTTGATCGGCAAAGACAGTGTCAGAGGTGTTTGCAGTTCTATTAGACATTCCAAACGGGCCCGAGTTAAGCCAGCTATTCTGACCTCTAGTTTCAGACGTCATGGCGCCTATGGCGTCAGGCGAATACATCCGAGAGTGCTCCAGAAAAGCCCGCTCCTCGCCTTGACGCCTAAAGAACGGATTGCCGGAGCCAAAATGCCCGAAAGCATCGTGCACGGCTCTGAAAGCGTCATTGGCTACGGCGTCGCTCTTATCGCCGACCCTGCCGACGCCTTTTAGCAGTGGGTTTTCAGCCGCATCAAAAGATGTGTTCGTGCCGAACCCGAAGTCAGTTGGATAAACCCACAATTTGCCGTTCTCAACGATGTCCTGATAGCCCATCGCCGGAGATGCCGCGTAAGGGTCATCCATACCTTCCTTCAGGAACTTAAACTCAACACCGGCGTCTTTTAGCGCCTTGTACTGACCCATCGTCTCTTCGATCATGGCGTCATATGCTCGCTTGACGGCAGGACCAGTGGGGTCGTGCTGCATCATGTCATAAGCAGCTGCGATCAGCCTTGCGCGCTCTTCGCTGAAGGCGGGATACTCGGAAAACCCAGAAACATCCATGTTCTGAGCTTTCATGTAAGACTTTGCGGCCTCTTCGATCTGGCTCACAGGGCGGGCGTCGTAACTCTCCCCAGAAGGCATTTTGACTTTACTGGGCTTACCAATCGCGCCCTTGTAGCCTTCGACGTCTTGGAGCTTCTGCCCGATCATGTATGCAGACGCGGCCTGATTTCCCAGAGACCTTGCGCCCAGAGAAGACGCTGCCGCTTTTGCGCCTGTTCTCAATGCCTTAGCTCCGGGGACTGCCATAGCAGCGGTTGACGCCAGGTCAGCGTACCGCGCGTCGTTGGCCATCTTGAGTTGCTCGGGCGTCGCGGTGGAGAGCGTCACGCCCTCCGGCAGGTAGTCCACCGCCGTATTCGTCAGCGCGCGCTGGACGGTGCCGGCGGCGTCGCTGACGACGCCCCGCACGGTGCCGACTGGGTCGGTGGCCATAGACTGGATGCCGCCGATCATACTCTCGCCGATCGCCTTGTTGACTGCCAGCGGATCCTCTTGGACTGCGCGCAGGATGCCGGCGCCGCCCTCGCCTGTCACGCGGGCCATGCCGAATAGGTCTCTGAGCGGGCCGCGTAGTCCCGGCGGGACGTATTGCTCGTAACCTGCCATTAGCCGAGTAAACCCTGCGGACGAGCCACTGGCCGCGGTGACGTCTCAGGCGGCAGTAAACCCTGCGGGCGCATACGCGGGCGGGGTGGCGTCTCGCTGTACAGGCTCTGGCCGGAAAACTTCCTGCCGTAATCCGAAATAAACGTGCCGAACTTGTCCTTCTTGTCCAACTCTCCGCCGCTCTCGAGGAAGTCGCGCATCCCCTTACGGCCGCCGAGGTGGGCCATGCCGACGACTGCCGACATATCCACCGGGACGCCCTTGATCTCCTGGCCGAAGAAGCGGTCCAAGCCATTCTCCATGGCGTAGTCCACGACGTCCTGCTCGTGCCAGTTCATGACGCGCTCTTGTAGCTCCGGGCTGGCGAGGAAGTCTTCGCGGGTGAACTTCTCGCCCGTGTCATCCATGAAATCTTTTAGGCGTGGGTCGCCGAACTGGTACGCGCCTGCAACCATGTCGCCGCCGCCGGCGTCGGTCAGGATGCCGTAGTTGCCGCTGCTCTCGCTCTGCGCCATTAAGTTTCTAAAGTCACTGCCCGGCATGTGATGCCCCCGATGTTATTTGCGCACATGCGCTTATTTAAGCCCTCTTCCCACAATAATACACCAAACCCGCCTTCAGTGTAACCCCGCGCACCTGGGGGAAGAACCAAGCGCGCGGGGGAGCCAGAAAGCTCAACGGCTGGGTGGGAGGGTAGCCGCTAACAGGCGCAGGATAACAAAAAAGTTTGCCGGAGGCCAGTTTTTTGCATTTTAGGGGTTGTAGTCTGTAGATGTTAACATTAGTTTAACTGATATAGCCGAGGCAATCCCGCCAACGCACGCCGATATGGAGGTTCCTATGGCACATTCTCTTTCTTTTCTGCTTTCATCCGAGGCTGCTCAAGGTCGCATGGTCGATCGCAAGCCAGCGTTTGTTGTCCATGTTGAAACATCCAGCGACATGAATGTTGCTGATCGTTTCGTTGAGCTTGACGCTGACGACCTCGGTCACGCTGGCGACCTTGCCCACGCATGGGTCAAGTCAATGGGTAACGCCTCCGCCGCGATCCGCCGCGTGATGCACAATGGTGAGCTGCACAAGCCGTGCGACATTGTTTAACACAACACGGGGAGCTCCGGCTCCCCACAACCGGGAGAATGAAAATGCACAACAACACACCACAAAACACGCAGGAAGCCGTCGAGCTGGGCCTGTACCTCGCAATCACCGCCAACACCGAGCAGAAGTCGGCGGAGGCGCTTGAGCTCGCCAAGGGGCTGGCGCAGGAGCTCAACTATGCGGAGGTCCAAGAGGCCAAGCGAAACGTCGCGGCGCGGATCGAGCAAGAGCGCCAGACGCGCAGAGACTTGTCAGACGTCATTAACGCTATATCGCCGTCAGAGACGCCGTTTTCGAGCGAGGCGCGGGAGTTGAACGTAAGCCTACAAGAGTGGGAGACCGCAAAGGCGAAATACATGCCCAAGCCAAAGCGCCTGACGCGCGACCTCATACTCGACGCAATCGGGTGCCCAAACCTCGAAATGATGAGGGTCAAGAACGAAAACCCGCCAAAGTCGGCGCCGGCATACATGAAAGTGGCGTGGCGTTTCGTATACCTCAAGGAGCCAGGCACAAACCTGACACTCCACTACATGGCCACCGGCAGGATTAAAGACCAAGTCGTCGCATTTCTCGACGTCGACCAACCGCGCCTCAAAGACCTCACTCTCGAGCAGTGGGTCGAAAATGGCCAGATGCTCGTCGATCAGGTCGAGAACGCCTAAACCACCCCGCGAATACCACGCTTCAGCGGCTTCCCCCAGGAGCCGCTGGCCGACGTCCCGTAGGCCATGGTCGTGTGGTCATTGGCCAAAGCTAAGCACAGCGCGTCGGCGCGGTCGGGAGATCGCACGCCGCGCTTTTTCATGCTGTCCTTGCTCTCAACCTGGATCTTGCCAGACGACGTAAACATGTAACGCGGCGCCACAAGCTCCGAATACAGCGCGTCATCCTTGGGCAGCGACACATCCATATTCTCAAGCCACGCCTTGCACTTGAACCACAGCTCCGCGCGCAGGTTCAAATACGTCTGCTTCGCCATAGCGCGCTCAGACACGTTCAAGCCACGCGCCGGCAACCCCAACTCCCGCAAACGATCCAACACCCCGGCGCCAAAGCCGTTGCTGTCGACGATGATCTCAACGGGGCGCTTTGACGGGGGCGCCGCATCGTATTCCGCCTTCACAGCGCCGGACAGCTGCATCAGGTCCAAGTTGCGCCACACAGTCAGCGGGTGCACCACCGGCCCCTGGCGCTTGCACAGCACGCTGCTGTCATCCCCCTGACGCGCCACATCTAAGCCCCAGACGCCCGCCGTGTCCTCGTGCACCTTCACCTCGTTGTTAAACGCGTGCTCAACCAACGCGACCGGGATCACCGTGTCCTCCTCAGACGGCGGAAAGTTGCCCAAGACGCGAACATGAAACGCCGGGCTGTCCTCACCGTACCGGCGCTCCATGTCCTTGACGAAATCCTCGGACACGCGCGGGCTATCAACGCAGGAGACGTGCATCGTGTACCAGTCATCCCGCAGCCGCGTGTGGGTGTCGTAAAAGAAGCCAGTATTACGCGTCGGGTTGCCCGTCAGCACCGTCGTGGCGCTGTGGCCGGACATCGAGCCCGAGGCAGCCTCAAAAACGGCCTCCGGGATACCGCTGGCCTCATCCGCCAGCAGCAACACGTTCTCGCTGTGAACCCCAGCCAAGGCTTCCGGCTGCTCCGACCTCGACGTCCGACACGAAATAAACGTGCTCTCGGGCGCGCTCTTGAGCTCGATCCGATCCGACTTGATCTCCAGCAAATTGTTGAACGGCGGCTTCAGCCGCTTGGCCACGTTCTTCATCTCCGCGAAACACGCGTCAAACAGCTGCGCGGACGTGGGGGCCGTGACCACCGTCTTGCTCGGATACCGCATCAAGACGTGCCAGATGGCCGCCATGGCGACGCCCGTGGACTTGCCGACGCCGTGGCCAGATCTGACGGATACGCGGCGCACCGCTGGGGCGGCGATCGCGTCCAACAGCTCAACCTGCCACTCGTCGGGCTCGATGCCAATGACCTCCTGGGAGAAGCGCACCGGATCATCGCGGTAGCGGCGCATCAACTTCAGAAACGGGTTATCTTGGGGGCTGGGGGCGTTCATGTGTTAACACTCCTGTGGCGTGAATTTGTGGAAAATTTTTCTCGGGGTGCGTGAGGGGGACATTGGCATTTGCACCCGCCCGAGATCTGAGAGGGGGGGGGTCAAACGCGGATCTCGCCGGAGATTTGGCGTCGGAGCGGGCGAAAGTGTCATAATGTGTATTATGTTAAATTTAATATCGTTGCAACTCAGCGACTTAGCTATTTTGCCCAGCTTATGCCTTACTTCTGCCACATTTGCACGCCCGAAAGTGCCCAATTGTGGCACATTGTTGACGGATCGGCGCGATGATGTCACGCGCGCACGCGCCTGCAACGCTGCGTCGATGTGCGTTTTCGCGCTCAATCGTCATCCTCCACCTCGACTGCCTCGCCCTCGATGACGTCGCCGCCAACGCTGTTGAGCAGCTGCGCTGCCTGCGCGTGCAGGTCGTTCACGCTGATGTTGATCGCGACGTCACGCTGCCTCGTGTCATACTCGGGCGACGCTTTCGCCGCCTTCCACTTCAGCACGTCGACCGCCAGCTTCGCGCTGTTGACGCTCGCCTCGTGCTGGTGGATCTCGTCTGCAATCTTCTGCGCCTGCGAAGCGTAGTAGTGACCAGCCATCTGCTTGGCCTCGTCGTAGCGCTGAGCTCTGCCCTCGCCGGACGCGATCCACTTGTGAAACAGGTTCCAGCCCACATCGTAATGAGCGATCACGTCGGACGCGTTCTTGCCCGCCGCGATCATGCCGAAGATCTCGTCCTCGCCAGCAGCTTCCAGCGCTGCCATCTTAGCCTTGCCAATTGCACCCATCTAAACGTCTCCTCTCAAAACGGTATCTCGTCGCCCAGCTCAGCGTCAAACGTGCTGTTCGCTGGTCCGATGCACCGCGTCACCTTTGCCTCGGGAAACTTCTCCAGCGTCTTCTGGATGAACTCGCTGCTAAAGTTGTTCCCGAGCACGATTGCTGCGTCGATCATATCATACACCAACCACTCTGGATGTTCACGCCTTATGCCGGCCGCGTCGTGCAGCGCGATGCACACGATGTTACCGCTGGCGATCTCGATGCAGTATGCGTGCCGACCCACCGGCTGATGCCCGTTAGCCTCCGCCTCCGCTTCCAGCACGTCCCAGGCGCGTATCAGCTGCGTCGCAATCTGGTTGACCGCCACGACGTCATCCGCTTCCACCTTCGCCCGCAGCGCGTCATACGCCGCCTCAAAGCGTCCAGCGAGCTCAGGGCTCACGAGACCCGGCAGACTGTCGCCCCACTTCAGCGTCTTCTCACGCGCCTTACGATCTAACGGCGCCAGCTGACCATCGACCTGCCTCGAGATCGGCTTGCTCTGTGTGCCAGTCTCAAACGTCCCACGGTCTTTACGCGCCTTCGCATATCCCGCCTTTGCTTTCCCACTCACCTTCGTTGCCATGATACTACTCCCCCTCCATTGCCAATGTTAACCACACCCAATTCAAAACGCCACCACACACCACACCACACCACCCTATACAATAGGGGGTGGTGGTGTGGAACGTGAAATGGCCTTATTCTCCACACTCTCCACACCTCCCCACACCACAAGTGTGGTGAGTGTGGAAGCATTAATGCAACAACTCCGCACCACTGCGCACCTCCACCATCTGGTCGTCGAGGCGCACCAATGCGTGCTCCAGGCACTGCATGGTCGCCACGATAATCTCCTGCACGCGCATCCGCTCCTCGACGGTGCGCGGCTGCATGAGGCCAGGCTCAAACTCGATGGCGCATGCCCGGAATATGTCGGACCAGTAGATCGCCATGATGAGATCCTCGTCCTCGAGGTCCATTGCCGCCTTGTCATCGAATTCCGTCACAGGCCGGCCTCCTCGCCAGTGATCCACTCGCCCACGACCACCACCGGCACGTCACGCCCGGTGCGCAAGTCTTTCTCGCGCTCGATGCGCAGCACGTCTGTCTCGATCCACTTCTTGACGATCGCGTTGATCTTGGCCTTCTCGTGCTTCTTATCCACGTCCAGGTCGAGGTGCAGCGCCACGATGTTGCCCACCCAGTTCTTTGCCTGCGGGTTCTGGCGCATAAACTCGCCGCGCTGGGCGCACTGCCCGACGTCACGCTGCACCTTCATCGCGTCCTTGGCGCTCACCCCGTCGAAGAGGTCAGGCATGGAAAACTGCTCAGCCACACCCACATATTCTTTGTTTGGCAGCTGCACGCCGACCATGCGCCTGTACACTGCCTTCGCTGCCGGCGGCGCCATGTTAGACTTGCCGTCGTCTACCCGGAATATGCCCAGCGCCTCAGTCTCTGACACGCCCAGCTTGAGCGCGTCCTCCTGAGACACGCGGTTGATGACGCGCGCTGCACGGGCTGCGCCGATAAGGCTGCCCGCTCCCCGTATGCTGTCGACCGTGGCGTCGTCGCCGTTGCCCTTGCGTATGTGGTGAACTAGGGACGCCGCGCAGTCTGTAACGTCACACACGGCACGCACAGCCCCGACGGCGGCGTTCATTGCGACATTATCATTCTCTCCCACGGCTGTAGCAGCAACCCACGGGTCGATCGAGACCAGCCCGATGCTGTTTTCCGAAATCTTGGCCGTCAGGTAGTCGACCAGCGCGTCGTCGACGGTGATGCCCTCGCGGTCCTGCCTGGCGAATATGATGTTCATGTCTCGGCCCGCATCTAGGAATAGCTTGCCCCGGATTTCGTCTGCCGTGACGTTGTAGTGCATCATCGCCGCCGCGACCCTGCGTTGAAGCTCCTCGAGCGGATCCTCTAAATTAATTATCCAGCAATTGCACGTCTCGTGCACGGGCTCACCGAGCAGCGGCCTGCCGGTGCATATTGCCAGCGCCTCCACGATCTGCATAGACGTCTTGCCCACGCCGCCAGCCGATGCCAGCACGGACACGTTTGAGCGGATGTAGTGCTGGCCGTAAATCCAGCGCCGCGCCGGTATGCTCGCCGGGTCGATTGGATCGTATGGCGTCGGGTAGCTGCGCTCTGACTGCGCGATCTCGGCCTGCACCTGCGCGACCGGCTTTGCCAGCGCCAATGCCTCACGCAATTTTTCGGCGGACGTCTCGCGCAGGTAGTCGTTTGCGTCCTTCACGCCGTCGACGCCAAGCATGTCGAAGCGCACGACGTGCACGTCCGTGCTGCCGTCGCCGCGCAGCACGTCGGCCACCGCATCCACGTCGAGATCGGGGTCGGCGCAGATCGTCACGTCGGATGCGCGCGGCACCGGGTATGTTGACATGCCAGCCTTGCCAAACGTGCACACGACTGTAGCCTCGTCGCCGACCGCCTGGTAGACGCTCAGCGCATCCTCTGGCCCCTCGGCCATGATGATGACGCCGCCCTCGTGCTCGTCGCCGATGCGCATGACGTTGCCGGCGATCACGCCGCGGCTGTATTTGCTGATCCCGTTGTGCTCTCGCTTCTGGCCCTCGGCTGTGAGCAGCACGCTCTGCACGCCGCACACTTCTCCGCTTGGACTGAGCGCGGGAAACATGATCGCGGGGCCGTCGTATATATTCGGGCTAAACCGCGCCGCATGCGAGGCTGTACTGGCTCTCAGACCCCGCGAGTTGAGGTAGAGCAGCGCCGGACGCACGGCGTCGACATTGTCACGCGAAATTGTAACGCCCCGCTCCCAGATCTCGCGCGCCTTGCGCATCTTGTCCGCGCGGCTTTCGTCGTCACGCGCCAGCACTTCCTTGGCGGCCAGTCGCGTCATCAGGCGCTCGAACTCTGACGGCGTGTACGGCAGCGCGTCGGAGTTTTCGAGCTCTTTCGGGCTGTCGCCGCCGCGCTTAAATCCGCTGCCGATTGTCGCCTTGATCTCGTGATCTTGCAGGCCCATGTTCTTGGCCGCGCTGTGCAGCTCCATTAGCGCCGCGTCCAGGTTTGCCGGCGCCATGTGCGCGTGGCGGCCCAGGCTGAATGCGGCCTTGTTTAAAATCTCGTTGCGGCTTCCCTTGATCGCACCGGCCACGTCGGCCACTGCGCTCTCCGCTACCTTACTGAAGTATCTCTCGCTCATCTTCCCACCCCTTTGTTTGGCCGCCCACCGAGGCAGGCGGCCACGTTATCAGAAACCGAAGTTATTATCGGCTGCCGGAGCTGCGGCCGGAGCCGGAGCCGGTGCGGGCGCCATTGCGGGTGCCGCTGCCGCCGCCGAATGTTCAGCGCCGTTCTCTGGGCGGTTGATCCACTTCGAGATGTTAAAGCCCACGTCGTATGACGTGCCCTTGCCGATCACGATTGGCGTTGAGCTTGTGACCTGCACGATTGGGATCTGCGTTGCAAACTCGGGAGCCTGCTCAGCCTGATTGTACAGCTTGGCGATGAACTGGCCGAGGCCATACGAGTTGCCGCTGAACGACGCCTCACGACCGTCGACCAGCCAGCACTTAACCTCGAAGCCCTGCTTGTAGACCTCGCTTGGGCGCGGGATCTGCTCGGAGGGTGACGGCCAAGGCTGCCAGTCACGCACGCCGATGTCGATGTGCAGCCAGCCGAACTGTACGCTTTTGATGTCCACCGCGAAGCCGCGAGACATATCGATGTTCTCGTCGCCGGCCTCCGTCTTAACCCACCAACGGTTTTGCGGTAAATTTGATCGTATGAATAGTGAGCTCCCAGAACCCTCTGAACCTGATCCGAATGATATTGGCATATGTTGTCTCCTAGACTATGGTTGCCGTTTCTCAGTCAATCTGACTGAACTTAAATGAGTAGCGCGGAATTTGGATCGTTTTCAAGTCCCCAAAGTCGTAACCCCACTCGTTGCTCTCGCTCGCCTTGCGATATTTCTCGAGAGCGTACTGCACTGCGGCCTTCCCTTCGTCCAGGCTGGCCCAGTCCAATTCATACACGCCCACTAGGTGTGGACGCGTCTTTTGCACCGCTATGAAGCAGAAGCGGTCTATCTCAAAGCCGGCATTTTCCATGCACCGGCGGTAAAACATATCCTGTATATGATACCCGAGGTTTGCGCATTGCTTTGCAAAGCCCTCGGGGTCAGACGCAATAGTCGTCTTGAGATCTATCAGCGCGCCAATGTCACGGCGCCAACCGTCCGGGCGGCACCGCATGTCGACGCCTGTTGACGGATCTTTGCTGAATATACTGGCCTCGCACACAAGGTCGCCGCTGAGCAGCTCCGCGGCTGCACGATTTGAGCGCACCGCCTCCGCCATGTCAGCGGCCAGTCGGTAATCTGCCTCCGTCAGCAGCAGCGCCCCAGCCTCTTCAGCTTCGAGCTTCTTGCGCTTCCAGTCGAGCCCGCGGCGTGTCTCGGGCCCGCACCACACGCTTTCCGCGTGCTGCGGCTCGAATACCAGAGTGTGCGTAGCCGTGCCGACGTCGAAGGCTGGGTTGCTCTTGAACTCGCCATATTTAAACTCAGCCGGCGAGCCCAGCGCGATCTTCTTGGCGCCGCTGGCGCTGAGCGACGGCTCGAAGTGATACGCCTCGTTTGTCATGTCAAGTTTTACGGTCATCTTTTGCCCGCCAAAATCTCCGACACGACTTCACGGTTAACTTCATCAAAAGTTTTCTTGATCTCTAGCACATGCGCTTTGTACCCAAGGTCTCCATGTTGGTCGTGCTTCCAAAGCATGTATTCGGCTAGATCATTGAGCCCCTCGGTGTTGAAGTAGACCCCGTCAATCTCAATGCACGTCTTCCCGTCTTTAACGACGGCCACAATATAACTCATTTCTCTCCCCTTCCATACGCGGCGATGAGTAAACTCTCGGCACGGTGTTCGTCTTTCTTGCGCTTCAGTCTCAACGCCAGATCTGGGAACCACTGCTGCGCCTGCCGGCGTGCGGCGTCCTTATCCTTTGGCAAATTCATGCTCGACTTCCACTTGGCGGGCCGCACTTCGCTGTACGGGTGGCCAGATAAAGCGGCAGTCGTTAAGATTTGGCCGTAGGCGAAACCCAGCTTGAACACTGAAACCACGCCCTGCTTAGGCATAGCCTGTTGTTTTTCCAGCCAAATGTGCTCCACAGGGCCGGCGCTGTTTATGATGTCGAGCAGCGCGATCACGTCGACGCCACCTTCAGTGTAGACCGGCAGGTCGTGCACCTCGGCGAAGTTGTCGCCCAGTAATGCGACGCCGCCGGTGCGATAGCCGGGATCAATACCGATCGTAATCTTCGACAACATACCCACCCTTTTTGAGATGATCGACGATCAGTCGCTCTATCGTCAGTGACGCGCTGACGCGCTGACTTGCGCACTGCTCTTTCAGCATCTGCGCTATATCAGCTCGAATGCGCGGCCCGATTTGCTTCAACTCATGTTTCACGGTAGTCCCTCCATTTGTTTGTACAGAGTTAACAGAATGAGGGCAGGGGTCAAGGTGTTACCGAGATATTTCTTTTCTATCGTCGCCGTGTTAATATGCGCCAGAATAAAGTGGAGTTTAAAATGGAAGCTGACGTTATGTGGAGCGGACTACTATCAATCGTTGTTACAGGCATTGGCTTCTGGGTTAAGTCGTGGACGAATGAGATCACGCGGTTACAGATCCTCATCAATCGCACGCGTGAGGAATACATCACCAAGGCGGACAGCTCCGACCAGATGAACAGGGTGATGACGCGGCTGGATGGGCTCGACGCCAAAATAGACCGCTTGATAGAGAGAAAATGATGCTTTGCGCTTTGGTCTTTGTAAGTTTCGGACATGCTTGGATACAGGGCGCAGGTAATGTGCTGGTCAAATCTTGTTATTACGAGTGCGGCCAGACGAAGATTAGCAAAGGCCAATGGTATGACCGCAAGTACAGCGTGCCGCCGCGATATATCTGCCCAAAGAGGTTTGCAGAAGCATGATTGACCCAATCTCCGCCATAGCCATTGCGGCCAGCGCCGTGAACAATGCCAAGTCGTTGATAGCCGCTGGCAGGGACGCTTCAGGCGCATTAAGCAAATTTGCTGGTGCAGTGTCGGATGTGAATTACGCGGCTGAGAAGGCAAAAAATCCGGGTGTGTTTGCGTCTCTGACTGGCTCCGCAGAGCAAGCTGCAATTGACGCGTTCTCCGCTCAGAAACGCTTGCAGGCGATGAAGAAAGAAATCGAGACAATCATCATGTACCAGCATGGGCCTCAAGGTCTGGAAGAGTATAAAGACACGCTCCGCAAGATCAGAGCGCAGCGCAAGAAGACTGCGTATCGTCAGGCCGAAATCAAAGAGGCTATAATCATGTGGGTGGTCGGCGGTATCATCGTGCTGGCGGGTATCGCTGGGTTGATTGCCACCCTGTGGCTCATCGGTAAGCAGCAAGGACGATGGTAGATGAAAGACGCAGAGATCATACGATTGTTCGATCAGAACCTTGAACTAATAATTGAAGGCTTGGCTGCGCGATCCGGTCGAGAGTTTAAAGAAGTTCTGTTGCTTTTGCAGGAAGGTAGGAAGCTGAATGGCACAAACAGTTTTAGATGATTGGAAAATACTGCCGCGTCTGATGATGCTGGCGGTCACTGTGCTGACCTATCAGGCGGTGCATTGGTTCATGGGGCTAGATGATCCCAGCGTTGCCCAATCAGGGCTTGTCAGCGTCTGTATGGGCGCTCTTACAGGCTGCTTTGGCATCTGGATGGGTAAGGAGTCAAAGACCACTGTAACGCCCACCAAGATAGTGCATGAAGAGAGGTATGACAAATGATCGGTCAGATAATCGGATCACTCGGCGGCCTTGCGGCAAGCTACATCGACGGCAAGACTGCCGTGAAGAAAGCTGAGGCTGAGACCAAGATGAAAATCGCCACGGGTGAAATTAGCTGGGAGCAAGCCGCCATTGAGGCCAGCAATAATTCGTGGAAGGATGAGGCGTGGACAGTGGCCTTCATCGCCATTGTGCTGGGTAGCTTCATACCGGGCATACAGCCTTACATGGCTCAGGGCTTCGCTAATCTGGACGCCGCGCCGCAGTGGTTCCAGTGGGCAATGTATGCAAGCATTGCGGCGAGCTTTGGCATACGCACAGTAAAGGGGTTGAAGAGGTAATGGCGGCACCATCGAAGGGTAAAGCCCGAGTTAAAGTTACATCCAGCGGACGTAAAGTCAGTTACGGTCAAGCTGGCAAGGCAAAGGGCGGTGGCCCCCGGGTCAAGCCCGGCACCAAGAAGGGTGACGCATACTGCGCACGCTCAGCCGCGCAGAAAAAGAAGTTTCCAAAGGCGGCGGCTGATCCAAACAGCCCGCTAAATCTTTCACGCAAGCGCTGGAAATGCTCCGGCACTAAATCGAAGAGGTCATAACATGAAATACGGTAACAAATCAGGCTTCAAGCCATGCCCAGGCTGTAAGTCCAAGTCACTCTGCACCGCCGCCGGCGCTTGCAAGAAGAGCGTAAAAATCAAAATGGCGTAAGGAGTGCTGAGATGTCACTTTACAAAAACATCGCGAAAAAGCGTGCGCGCATTAAAGCCGGAAGCGGTGAGAAAATGCGCAAACCCGGCAGCAAAGGAGCGCCAACGGCCGGTGCATTTAAAGCGGCTGCCAAGACGGCTAAGAAGCCAGCTAAGAAAAAGGCTAAAAAATGAGTGAAGCAATGAAGCTGCTCCAATCCAAGATTGGGGTTTCAGCCGATGGCGCGTTTGGCCCGAATACGGCCAGAGCAATCGCCAAGCACTACGACCTGTCGCCTAATCGCGGCGCGCACCTTCTGGGCCAGTCTCATCACGAGAGTGGCGGGTTTAAGCGCACGACAGAGGGGCTGTACTACTCAACCCCTGAGCGCATCCAGGCTGTCTGGCCGTCGCGCTTCCCTACAGTTGAGAGCGCCGAGCCCTATGCCAAGAACCCGCAGGGTCTGGCAAACAAGGTTTACTCAAGCCGCATGGGGAATGGCGACGAGGCAAGTGGTGACGGTTTTGCATTTTCTGGAAAAGGCTTCTTGCAGCTGACCGGCAAGTCAAACGTCAAGGCTTTTGCGTCGGATATGAAATTGCCAGAGGTTCTTGAGTACCCGTCGAAACTGGCTGACGAGTATGCGTTTGAGACGGCTCTATGGTTTTTCCAGAAGAACGGCCTATTCGCCATTGCGGACGATGGCGTTGGCGATGACGTTATCAAGCGCATCACGCGTAAGGTGAATGGCGGGTATCACGGGCTGGAGCAGCGGATCAACGAGACGCGCAAGATCCACACCTGGCTGTTGACCTAGTCCACTTAGCTAAGTGCGGGTCCAAGATCAGAAGGCCAGCGCGGCAGTAGGCAGAGCGGGCGAGCATTTAGCACTCGCCCGCCTTTCGCTTGCTGGTTATCTCTGCACCCTGTGCCAAATCAGGGACCACGACGCGTATATACAAATGTATGAACGCACTCTAACGTTGCAGGTAAAGAGCGCCAGCAAGACGCATGGGGTGGGCAGAAGGTACAAATTCTACACAGCTAAGAGGAGCGGGCCTCGGTCAGACGTTTACGCCTTTGTCGCTGTGGATCTTGACGCTGTAGTCTTTCGTCGGGGCGACGAAATCCTCAAGACGACAACGTATGTTTCAGAGGCGGAATTTCTAAACGAGAGCCAGTCGATGCAAAAAACTCTGAACAGTTTCAAATAGTATCTTGCGCCCATGTGTGAGCTTGCGTAGAAAGTTTGAGCGGGTGGTTCAGCATATTGTTTGTTGGTTAACGTGCTCCGAATGCGCCAATCATTCCCACGACCACCCGCACGATTACTAGAATATAATACCCACCATAGCCATCAGGCCAGCGCCAGCGACGAAGCCAAAGATGGCTCCAATCAGACCGGCTGCGTTTATCATGCGTTCTATTTCCTTGTCATCCATCACTCGTCATCCTCAAAGTAGTTGGATAGCGCCTTGATTGGCTGCTTACTGAACACCCAGCGCCACTGACGTTTAGTGCAACCCGGAACCTCCACCAAGTCGCGCACGCGGTATATCTTGTCAGCCTCCCACATCTTTTTAAGATAGCTTGATGTGCGCGGTACGCTCTCGCCCAGAAGCTCTGCGGCCTCTGCGGCAGTCACGCGCTGGTCGTAAGGTATTAGCGAGAACAGGCGGTTCCCTTGGTCGATGCTGTGCTGTTTCATCTTCTCAGCGGCAATCAGCATTGACGGTGAGGTTGTCAGCGGCCTACGCGGGCCAGACGGCAGCGGGTCACGCTTGCCCGCCCGATACATAGACTGCTCGTATTCCCAAACGCAGTGGGCATATGTGATCTCGTACCGTTCATGCTTATCCGTGACGCCCTCCAGCTTCTTCTTCAGTCGCTCTGCGGCTTCACGCTGGTCGCGCGCCTTAGTGCGTCTAACAGGGCTTGGACTTCCTCCAGACGCTGCTTGAGGTTGGGCCGCATCGCCGTCTTCTGCTCCGCCAGCATGATGCTCGTTATCCGCTCGAGGCGCCCGATAATGATCTGAGTTTGGTCCGTATTCACGGGGCTTCCTTTCCAGTTTGATGCTTAGCTTTTTGGTGATGCGGTGGACTGTTGAGCGCGACACGCGCAGCAAGTCTGCCACGTCGGCCTGGGACATGCCCTGCTCCGCGCAGTCGATGACGTGGCGCGTGAGCGCCTCCGGGTCATACTTCATTCGTCTTCCTCCTCTTCCTCTTCTTCCTCAGGCGGCGGGATCTCGCCCATGCCGCCGCACTCTGGACACGATACGGTCTCCATGATGATTTCACCGATGTCGCGGCCCGCGTTGTGAGGGTATGCGTACCCTTCCTCTATAGTGCCCTCACCGTGGCACTCAGGGCACGCTACCAGCCTCGGTAATATGGCTGCCCATGCTTCGCTCATGTCGAACCCTCCGGGCGCTCAGCGGCCAGCTCACCGCCGCAGGCAGCGTATCCGACCAGATCCACCCAGTTGTCGGCGTGGGCGGCGTTAGACTTGAGGCGAGCGAGCTTTATCTGCCCGCACATAATTGCGCAATCTACGGCGGTCACCTCGACCCCCAAGTGGATGCTCCAATAAGCCGCAATCGTCGAGAAGTTTTCCTCCATATCGCCGTGCGTCGCAGCCCGATCTCTCGTGATGCATTCGCTCGCCATGTCAAGGATGTCGGAGCGTGAGTAGTTGTTAGCCATGTGTGGTCTCCCAGTGTGTTGGTCGCGCCTTTGGGCGCATTGTTTCATCAGTTACATTAGCGGCCACGGTGCAGGCGATCAACAGCCCGCAGAGTGACGTCCAGGCGATCAGGATCGCCCAGTCTTGCTTTGTCGGCATCATTTGAGGAGCCTTTCAACAGTTTCGCACCAAACGGTTTGCGTAGATCTCGCCTGGGCGGCGCTCCTGTATATCTTGGCGCATGAGAGCTCACCTTTTATAAACATATTGTTCAAGCATGTGCTGGCCTGATTGTGCTTTAGGCCGGTGATATCGGCCACTTCGCTCGCTAGAAACGGCTCGCCGTTCATTGCGTCAACAGCTTCGCGCACGAGCTCCGCCGGCGCCTTCTCTGGCTCGGCAAACGGATCCCACTCTGGAGTGATCGGAGCTTCAGCGGGTGGCATTGTTTCGAGAGCATCTTTCAGCTTATCGCGCAGGCCAAAGTCAGAGCCCTCGATGAACGTGACGAACCAAGGCGTTTGGCCTTTGGGGTCGTGGCGGTTCTCAACGACGCCGGCGCGGTACGTTCTGCCGACCTCGAGCTTGATGGATGACACTACTGAGTTTGGCACATACGCCTGCTCGAAGGTGTCAGTCAAAACGGCGAATGCGTGATGATCGCCAGCATAGGTTGTCGTTATTTCTTTGAGCATGATGCTCTCCTTCTTTGTTTGTGGGGGCGCGTGGCCCCCGGTCGGTTAAACTTTTTCAAAACGCTTAGAGTAAACAGCGCCTCTAGGGCCAAGCTGAACCGACAGCCACAGGTTGGCGTCATCTTTAACTTGGACAGTTGGGTAATTATTCCCGAGAACATCATTGACAATAATCATGCCGATCTTGCGCCCGTTCCACAAAGACTTCATGGCAGCGCGTTGTGACTTGTTTAGCTTATTGATCTCTAATGTTTTTATCTCGTTGGCTTGCATTTCCGTGTTCCTTTGTTTCTGTGTATATTGTTAACATAGGGCTAACGCCGCACCCTTGCAAGCACAAAATGTTCACAAACAGAAAAAAATGTTATAGGCTGCCAGAGTGAAATTTATGGAGGATCACATGCTAGACGACGACACAAAGGAACTGGTGCGCAATCTCAACAACCCGCACCGCGTTACAAACATCATGGCGCTGTTTAAATTCTGCGAGCAGGCGGCCACCATCATCCAAGAGCAGTCGGCCCAGCTGCACCGCGCAGCCGCAGACGCGCTTGAGACGCAGCCAAAGAAGGCCGCGCCTAAGAAGGCTGCTAAGAAGTAGCGGTTAGCGGGGGCCGGCGAGAAGCCTTAACAGATCCTGAGAGGGGTCGATTGGGGGCTGAACGCCGGCAGCCTGCGCTGACATGCCCGTGCCGAGTAGTCCACTTATGACGTTACTCCGGGCCGCCTCTCCAGTTTCTCTGGCTGCCTGTATGCCAGGAGCTGCACGCTCCATAGCTTGAGCCTGGCGCATCAAGTCGTCTGGTGTCATGCGGCGTGATAAGATGGGCGCCAGCTGCTCTTGAGCGCCGCGGATGCGATCCGCCTGACCGCCTCCAGACAGCAATAGGTCCGACGCCATCGCGGTCGGCGCGCCCAGCAATCCTTGCTGGCCAATGCGCTCGCCCATCGTCGGGGTGATTAGCTCCTCAAAGCGCTTCTGAACCGCCTGACGTATTGCTGTTTTCGAGTTTTGAGCAACAGATGCTGCCATAATCATGGCGTCGCTGGCTTCTCGGATCTTGTTCGACATCTTCTCGAAGCCGACGTCACCCAGAACCATCTGCATCTTTGTGGCCACAGCTCGAGTATTCATCGCCTTCAGCTGGGCAAGCGCCTCAACCACCTCGGCGTCGGTGCGCTTGGAAGGGTTGATTTTCGCGTTTGCAGCAATCTCGTCTAAACGGTTTCTCAACGCAGTTCTGACTTGCTTCAGCTCGGTCGGACCCATGACGTCCAGTGCGATCTGGACTTCTTCGCGCGTCACCGACGGGCTCAGCAAGTCTGTGCCAATGTCCGCCGCAATTTTCTGGTCTATAGCGTCCTTGCCGGCAGCGCGAGCAGCGCCGTAGTCTGGGCTGACTTCGTCAAGCGCATTGCGCATCTGAATTGCCAGCGCAGTCTTTGAGCGGTATCCTTCGATGTCGCCAGATCGCTTGAGCTCTTGGGCCCGGCTGTGCAGGCGACGCGTGACGTAGTCCAGCGTCTCGACCGTAGGCGTCCGCATGGCGATGTAGTTCCCGTCGACGTCGTAAGTTATGTTCACGCCGTCTGCGCTTTTCAGTATCTTGTTTGCCTGTTCTTCGCTGACGCGCGTCGGAACCATGTAGCTAAACTCTCCGCCGGCCTCACGCATCAGTGTGGTGGCGCCGGTGAGGTCTTCTGGGATGACCCGAGTGTACAGGTCAAGCACAGTGTCAGAGGCTTCTTTCCCGGGGATTATTTCGGACGTGTATGCGCTGCCGTACAGCTCGCGGCGCGCCTCGGCGGTGTCCGCCATGATGTCGGCTTTCTGGCCAATCTTGCCGGCCGTAACCTCGCCAAGAACGTCGTCTAGCGTTCTCGACAAATCTTGTGACGCGGCCAGAGATGTCTCATTGAGGTTTGACCGCACCACTGCCGCACCCTTGCCCGGAGTGTTCGCAACGACGTCAAGAAGGTTTGACATATTCGGGCCGAGAGTTGCTATGTTTCCGTAAGGCGTGTTTGCCGCAGCTGTGGCCCCAACGCCGTCAGCCTCTACGGCGTCTTTTATCAGCTTTCGAGCGTCACCTTTGGCGCCGATCTTGTTAATGTCAGAGCGGAATGGCATTTCGGCTCTGAGGCGGCTCACGCCTCCGACGATTGACCCGACCACAGGCGCAACCGCGCCAAAAATGCCTCCAAATTGGGCGCCGGTTTGTGCCTGCTCTACTGCTCCCGGCAATCCACCCTCACCGTAGCCCGCAATAGCGCCTTCAGCGCCGCCAATGCCTGCCCCATAGCCAACAGCTTGAGCGGCTCGCCCAATGCGCGTTGGCGCGTTGATAAGGCGGTCGGCGCCAGACGCCACGCCAAGAGCCGCACCAGTCGCGAGGCGACCAGCGGTGGTTAAACCGGGAAGCTCTGCCTCCTGCGATCCTATGGCGGCGCGGATAGTTTCTTCGCTGACAGCCGGTGTCCCCGTAAACTGCCCAGCAAACTCGCTGACTTTGGCCATTGCTGGCTCAACATAGCCGCGAGCAAACGGAACACCTTTGCCAAACATGCTGGCCATCGTCGTAAAACCCTCGCCGACTACGTCGCGGGACATTTCGCCTTTTACAACTTTTGCAGCGTTCCCGCCTTCACGCATGATGCTGGTAATTGTGCCTTGATCGGCGGTCACATAAGCGTCATTCGGATTGACATAATTCATCCTACGCGTCTTACGGTCTTGCGTGATGTAACCGCCGTCCGGGTACTGCTTTAGGAGCGTGGAACCTTCTGGGATCGTCGGAGCCTCTTGAGCGGGAGCCAGTCCGATCCTAGTTGAGAAATCGCCGAAATCCATGTCTGAATAGAACTTGCCGTGAAGCGCCCGTGCAAGCTCTTCGTCACTCAGCTGGTCATACTGAGGGTATTTGCTGCGGATTTCTTGTATGGAGGCCATGCTTGTACCCTATTATAAAATGTTCAGTGGATCTGTTGAGCCGCCTGACGGAACGACTGGACCCGCGCTTTCAGTCCACTCTGGCTTGCCGCCAAATATCCTGTTCAAGCCTTCAAGCGTTCTTTGCCCTATAGGGTTTCCAGCGTTCGCCTGCTCCTCGGCGTCTCTAAACGCGTCTGCGACAAGGTTTTGGTACTTTGTCTGAATTCTCTTTAGAGCTCTTTTAGACGTTTGCGGCCCCTTAGATAAATCAAGCTGAGTTAATTCAGTCTCCAGAGCGGTAAATTCTGTTGCGTTAAGCGCACCCATCGTCGCGCCTGTTGCCTTCAAATCCTTCAGCGCTTGAAGTGCAAGGTTTGACCTTAAAGTAGTAGCCAAGCCTTCAGCGATATTCGCGCCGGTGCCGGGGATGTAGCTAAGGAGTGACCCCATTATGCCTGTGGTTAGGCTTGGGTCTTCGTCTATCATATTAAGCAAAGCATTAACGTCTTCAAGCTGAGTGCCTGCCTGTGAGGACTTGCCCAGCGCGCCCGTGGATGCCTTTAGCTGGTCTTGGATCTGCTTAACCTGCAACGCGATTGCCGGCGCCATGCTCGGGTTTACCATTGCCATGTTGAGAAGCTGCTGGATGCGAGCCTGCGGGTCTCCGCCCGCAGCGCCGGGGCCAATAAGACCTTGCAACATCTGTTGCCGAGCCTGCGCCGCCGTAGCCTTGCGCTGCATGTCGGCCTGCTCGTTGAAGCGGCCCATCAAGCTGTCGACACTCGTTCCCTGCCTTCCTTGCAATGCCGCCCCCGCATCCGAAAGACCGGCAAACGCCAGCATCCGGCGCTGAGTTTTAGATAGGTTTTCGTATGGATCTGTCGGCGTGGCCGTCTGGGGTGCCAGAAGCTGCTGGAGCGTTGCTGCGCCGCTTGCGGCAGGCGTAGTGACGGGCGCAGCAACGGGCGTAGGATCGACTGCCGGGTTGCCGCCGGGGCTTCCATCGTCTGTTGCTGTTGGGGCTGGCTGCGGCGAAATACCTAGAAGCCGCAAGTCTTCAGGCGTTGCCTCCTCACCCGGCATGGCGCCAGATCCGCCGGCGGCGAGCAGCTTGTCGATGTCTTCTTGTGTTAAAAAGTAAGGTTCCATGTCTATCGTCCAATCCTCTTATCTAAAAAAGAGCGCCAAAGCCGCCGCCTCTACCGACAGCGCCCACTCCGCCCAAGAGGCTTCCAAACGCCGACAACCCGCCAAACGGATCGCGGGTTGTAGTGGTCCCGAGACCCGCCGGGATGCCGGATCCCGCGGCCAGAAGCGCGTTAAGCTGCGAAAGTGGATACGCCTGCTGCTCTTGGAACATCGCGTAATCAGCCTGCAATTGAGCTTGCTCCAGGGCGCGCTCCTGCTCTCCGGCAGACATCTGCGCGCCGAGGCCAGCGAGCTCCGATTGCAATTGCTGCCCCGCCAGGCCGGCCATTGCGTTGGCAGCGCCGGACTGAATGCCAGCGGCCTGAAACTGGCCTTGGAAGTTGGCTACGTTTGCCGCCTGCTGGCGCGCCGCCTCTGCCTGTATCGCTTGATTTAGAGCGGCCTGATTGGATAAGCCAGCGGCTTGCGTCAACCCAGCCTGCTGTGATGCGCGTGCCGCATCCTGTTGGGCCGCTGTTAGTCCAGCGGCTTGCGTCAACCCAGCCTGCTGCGATGCGCGTGCCGCATCCTGTTGGGCCGCTGTTAGTCCAGCGGCTTGCGTCAACCCAGCCTGCTGTGATGCGCGTGCCGCAGCCTGTTGGGCCGCTGTTAGTCCAGCGGCTTGCGTCAACCCAGCCTGCTGCGATGCGCGTGCCGCAGCCTGCTGGGCCGCTGTTAGTCCAGCGGCTTGCGTCAGCCCAGCCTGCTGCGATGCGCGTGCCGCAGCCTGTTGGGCCGCTGCTAGTCCAGCTTGCTGAGTAAGTTGCGCCTGGGCTTTCGCCCTTGCGTTGAACGCTGCCTGATTAGCCAGCGTCGCTTGCTGCTCGAGCTGTGCTTGCTGCTGAGCGAACTGGTTTGCCGCCGCCATGTTGCCGGCGCGTGCCGCCTGATCGCGGTTTGCGGCAGCTTCTCTTGCCTGCTGGCCAAGTGTCTCAGCGGTCATTTGCTGACCCGACTGCAATGCACGAGCCTGCTGCACGTTGCCAATGTCAAACTGACCAGACTGGAGTGCCTGCGTAAACGCCTGCTGCCTCTGCTGAGCGGACAGAGCTCCGGCTTGGCGTACAGCCTCTCCTGCCAAGACACCTTCCTGAACAGCCTGACGCGATCCGCCAAAGGCGCCGGCAGCTTCCGCCTGTGCGGCGAGCGTGTTAGACGCCATCTGACGCTGACGCTCGATGTCCTGCTGGCCAAGCTCAATCACGTTCTGAGTGTATGGCGACAAATACGGATCGAGGTCTGTCCTCGCCAGCGTGTCGACCCCGATCTGCCCTGGTGCGCGCGCAGATCGAACAGCGCCGACGCCCTGCATTCGCTCAACTTCGCCAAGCTGAGCGGCTCTGGCGCGCTCTATCGGGCTGATCGTTGCGCCGCCGTATGCGGCTGTGTCCGCAACGGTTGCTCCGCCGTATGCCGCGGTGTCAGCAACAGTTGCTCCGCCGTATGACGGAGTGTCAGCAACAGTTGCTCCGCCGTATGACGGAGTGTCAGCAACAGTTGCTCCGCCGTATGACGGAGTGTCAGCAACAGTTGCTCCGCCGTATGTGGAGGCCGGGACGGCTGTGGCGGCGGACATGGCGGCCGGGGCGAAGCTGGAGAGCCCCTGCTGGACGCCAATCGCTTTTTCGTAAGTTTCCCCACCCGTGTCTAAGCTGCCAAAGCCGGACAGCGCCTGCTCTTGCAGTGGCGTCATGCCGGCGATCAGATCGCCTTCGTATGGGGTGTATTCAGTTTCGGCGATTTCAACGCCGCGCGGCAGGATCTGCTCGCGGATGAAGTCTTCTTGCCACTCAGGCAGCTTAGTTTCTTGCGTCTTAGTTGAACTCATTGGCTCAGCTCCATCTCATAATGCCTGCGCGTTTCACGAAAGGAAGCCGCTTCTGCGTATTTCGCAAACCCCTTGCGACCGTCAGTCTCAATCGCGTCCATTTTAGCTTCTTTCGCTATTTTTGTCAAAGTGGCCAGAGCCTCGCCGGCCCAGAGGTGCATGTCCTCCCCGCCCATCCACTCAATCTTCATATTGCGCCGCAGCGGGTGGTGCAGAATGCAAGTGACGACGGACGCCATTGGGGTGCCGTCGACGTAAACCATCCAGAGAAGGGACATGCCATCATAGAGGTCTTGTATGATGTGATCGGCGTTTACATTGTCCTGGCGCGCGGTGGACATGGCTATAAAGCGCCGCGCGTCATCTATAACCGATGGAAGGTTCTCCGGCAAAACGGCGAACATTTCCACCATAGGATCTTGCTGCGGCTCAAAGCTGACTTTTATGACGTTTTCACTGGTCATCCATGCAACCTCGTAATTGCTATCGTTGAAGCTGGCGCGGCAGGCGCAAATGCAGTTGCGGCTGTTGCGTCAAGAAAACCACTGGTGTTGTCTACTGCCCACATAGCTTCAAGGTAGTCTCCAGCGTTAAGCTCAAATATTGCAGAGCGCGACACAACTAAAACAGACCCGTTTTGGTGTAGTGCATTTTTCATTGTTGACCCGGTAACGTCAGAGCCATTTATCCGTGGCCAAAACCAGAAGTTTACAGTTGAGCTTGATGTCGATGCAATCTGCGCAGAAAAGCTAATCATATACTGACCAGCCTCATCAAACACAATGCGAGAGGCTGGAGTGCCGTTAGCAATACCGTCAGCGATGCTGGAAGTGTAGGTCAAAGCGTAAGCTGTGTTTATGGACGCGGCAGTTTGGTCAGCTGTCACTGCCCCGGAATACTTGCCGTCCTCCAAAACAACTTGCACCCACTCACCGTTCTTTGAGACAACCGGGTAGCCGTTAATCCGATCCCACAGCAAAATGCCATCCTCTGCCGCCGACACGGACGCGTCTTTGGCGTCAAGCTGGTTTAGAGCTTTGCCAAGGTAGCGGCGCATATTTTCCGCCCACGCTGATAGGTCAAAGGTGATTGGCGGGACAACTCTCATCGCCGCCCGCCCTGCCGCGCATCAAGCCGCATAATGCCAACACGCCAATCCGTCGCAACGCTACCCTCAACCCGCATACGCACCTGACGACCTTGGAAGCGAACCGAAGTGGGGTTGCTCATGTTGAAAGGACCGTATTCGCTTTCATCGCCATTTGGATAAAAGCGTGTTTTAAACGTGGCAGTCACATCGCCCTGAGTTTTCTCGTCTGGGATAAGCTCAACAACGTTCATTAGGTTGTCGCCAGACCCAATAGAAATAGGCCCGGTTTCGGCATAGGGAGTGCTTGAGCCGTAGCTATAGCCGATCTCATGCTCGTATAGCTCACCATCGCTTGCAATGAACATTGGGTAACGGAACACGCCGCGATCAACGCCAGCGGTGCGATCCATTTCGCCTGTGATCCAGATGTTTTCTACAAAGTCATAGGCAACGTAGCGATTGCACTCAAGGCTGTCTGCGCTGGGGTAAAACCACCAAATTTCGTTCCAAGCGCTGTTGACTACGCAAGACACCTTGGAGCGCTGATCCTTGTTGATGTCGCTGAACACATAGTCAGCCACGTCACACGGGACGCTCTGGACCCTGCCGCCAGAGTAAATAAAGAAGCCACGCAATCCCATCCAAATCACGCCATTGTCAACAGAAGCCGCCGCACGGGCCGCCACAAGCCCACAGGAGGTGCCGACGCGCTCTACACCATACACAAATGGTGGGCCGGAATACGTTAATGTGTGAGCGTCTTCTGTGGTCAGAATAAGCGACTGGCCGCGTGTGCGTAACCCAGCCAAAATAACACCGTTAGTTTGCAGATTTATGTCACCAGCTTGGTTTGTGGCAGCGGGCGTCCAAGTTGTGTTATCTTCCTGATCCGACCACTGCACCTTGCGCGGATCGCCGCCTGCGCCGAAGCACACAACAAAGCGCTCCTCCGTGACCATCATGCCAGTGCAATCTGTGGGAGCGTTTGCGATCAGCGCGGCGTCAGTCAAAACGTCACCCTGCCACTCGTATAGCTTGCCGTCATCGTATGACATAGCCAGCAGGTATTCACCCCAGTTTTCTAGTGACCAAGTTGTAGCCGGAAGGATGGTTTCAGTGTCAGCGCGTGGCAAGCCGTATTCTTCGTTGCCGTAAAACCCGCCGCCGTATGCTGTATTAATATTTGCGTCAATGCGCCCAGCGGTTAAGCCAGCGGGAGTAATGTCAGTCGCGGTGCCGTTTGCGTTGATGACGTACAAGTTATTGTACGTTCCAGCCGCCACTTGACGCAATCCGTCATTTTCTTCCCACGCAATCATGGATCGGACAACGCCGTTCAGATCAACAGATGAACGCTGCCGCCATCCGCCCACAGGGCGCAGAGCATCCTCATGCCAACGGACGAGGTTAATGTCCCGCCAGCGGCCCTGAGACATAAGGTCAGTGCCGTTGCGGTACTGGCCAGCGGGGAGTTTTAGCGGGATTAACGGCATGTGCCTTCTCCCCCTTTAAGGCTTTGCGGGCCAGTCAGCGTCGTCCAGATTAGGAAAGTTTGCATGATCTGTAATGTCACGCAAAGCCTGACGATAACTCGTCATCGCAGCGTCCATCGTTACATCAGTCAACGCAAAGTAATCTGTCTCAGCC